CAAAGATAAGAACTTTACTGAGATGCGTAAATGGGTCGGACTAAATAGCGACAACGATTCAACATCTATATTCAGATTGTTATACGACAACAGCTCTACATACTTGAAGCCTAATAGTATACCTCAATTGGTATTGATACTGGCTGACTATCAACATAAAGCTGCATTTGTAGCTGATCAAGAAATAAACTTAGTAGCATGTTTAACTGAGATGATGGCAGAATTAGAATGGAAATAACATATGCGTGTAATATCTGTAACATAGAATTAACAGAAGATAAACTTGCAGTTGTATTGAAAGGTGAGGACTATGAATATGCAGTGTGTGACAGTTGTCTTATACAATTTGGAGACAGCATAGATGAACGAGAACTTGAGGGAGGCTCTATGGAACGCAGTAGCAAAGTGGAAGAATGGTGATCGCTCAAAAAAGTGGGCTGGAGACACTGGACTAACAAGAAAAAATGAATATAATGGAAACACTGCACAAGCTATAGATGTTGATCCAATTATTGATGGACCTTATGATTCAACATGGACTTACAATTATGGATGCAAGTTTCCACAGAACATACTAAATAACAATTTTCAACATCGTAACACTACAATTGATTGGTGTCCATCAGATACCAAAGATAGATTTGAAAAAATGTTAAAGGATCCTATAAAGGGTCCACAAGTTGAACATTGGAAAGATGTTGAGATAAAATATAGTTTTAACAATAATGGGTTTAGAAAGCAAGATAATGGACAGATGGAGGATTACCACTCCGAAGAGGGTGGCGTGCTGTACCTTGGTTGTAGCATTACTTTTGGTATTGGCGTTAATTTAGAACAAACATGGTCATGGATTTTACATCAAAGAAAATGGCCTGAAAAAAGATACATGAACTTTGGTAATCCTGGTTGTGGTATTGAAACATACTATAGAATGCTGAAGGCATATATTGGTATTGTTAAACCAGAATTAGTTGTGGTTACATATCCCTGGTCTAGTTCAAGAGCAGAGATGTTTGACCCAAAGATAGGTGACTGGAATGATCTATTCATGAGTGTACCGCAAGGATATCTGCTTATGATGATTAGAAACCAGAATAAAGATATGACTATGGAAGAGATGGATTGGTTTACAAGAATGTCTCTGTTCTCTAAAGAACCATCTATACTTCGTTATATGAAACATAAAGAAGCTATATCATGGATGTGTCATGAACAAGGTGCTAAGTTAGTTTGGCAGACACATAATGAAATGGCTACTGCTATTACTAAGACTAGAGTTAAAGTTAACTCTGCTCACTTTTGTGATTTTGCTAGAGATGGTATGCACCAAGGTCCAGCTAGTCACGATGCATTATCATATGAAATGGAGGATAAAATAGACGCATGTATGTCCAACATGAAATGATTAGATTGAATTTTGCAACAAAGCATGAAATGTTGCAAGTTGGTCAAAAACTAGTAGATAATCAGGTTGTTGTTATAAAGAACCAAAAAGATTTGCAGCCAGAAGATTTGCAAAGACTTTGTCATACAATAGGTGACTTAGAAGGATATACAGCAAAGCTAGAGTTGTATGATGATCCAAATAGTCCAGAAGCAAAAGAAGATTGGGCCAATAGGATTGAATCAGAATCACGAAGACAAAGATATAGAGACTATAGTGCTGCACCAGGAGTGATGAGAGTTACAGGTAAACTTATAGAAGGTAGACAGACAGGGTTCTTTGGACATGATAGAGAGTTAGATTGGCACTGTAACAAGGCGTCTAACCACCAGAGACACTCATATGTCACGCTCTACTCTGTTTATGGTAGCAAAGGTAGTAAGACTAGTTGGTTAAACATGGCAGACGCATATGATGATCTGCCACAAGAGAAGAAAGATTATTATGAGAAATTGGAAGTTATTTGCGGTCATAAGAGGGGCAATTATAGTGACGATGCTAGTTTCGTTGATCATATAAACCATGATGTGACATGGCCACTGGTACAAGAAAAGTATGGAAGAAAAGGTTTATTCTTCCCATTCCATCAAGTATTTGAATTTCAACTTGGTTATGAATCTATAACAGGAGTTGACTTTGAGTCAGAAAAAGAGTATCTTAAAGAACACATACTTAAAGACAAGTATATGTATCATCATTATTGGGATGATGGCGACCTCGTGTTGTCGGATCAAGATATCACATTGCATAAAAGATGGACATATGATAGAATGTCGGATAGACTCATGTGGAGGCTAGCTCACGGAGTAGATAATGTATGACATACTTAGTAAACGAAAACTGCATAAAATGTAAACATACAGATTGTGTAGAAGTCTGTCCAGTGGATTGCTTTTATGAAGGAGAAAACTTTCTTGTAATCAATCCAGATGAATGTATTGATTGTGGTGTTTGTGAACCAGAATGTCCAGTAGATGCCATAGTACCAGATAGTAATCTTGAAGGAACTGAGTTAGAGTATTGGATGAACATCAATACAAAATATAGTGAAATCTGGCCACAGATCACAGAAAAGAAAGATCCACTGCCTGACCATGCAGAATGGGATGGAAAGCCAAACAAAAGAGAACTACTTTCAGAGGAACCAGGATAATGTCTAATCCATTTGATTATGTTAATGATATAAACCACAAGAAGAAGAACATTATGCGTGGTACTGATAATGATGAGCTTGCTGAGGCTGGATACATACCATACTTTGCAAATAAAGCATTATCTTACTTCCCTGACACCTTATTTGCTGCTAATCAAATGAATATGTATGGTGAGGCAGATAAACTTCTCCAATATGAATTTCTTCTAAATACTGTTAGATCCAAGAAGCGGTTTGCTAAATGGGTAAAGAATGATCAGCGAGAAGACTTAGAGATGGTGAAGTTATATTATGGTTACAGCAACAAGAAAGCTGAACAAGCTCTCAAGGTACTCTCCTCTGATCAACTTTCAAACATCAGAAACAAGATAATAAGAGGAACAACAGATGAGCGTAGGATCAATTGATTCTATGGTCGAGGTGGCTCTCACCCAGGATGAAGACTTTTTAAAAGTAAAAGAGACCTTAACAAGGATTGGTGTAGCATCTCGTAAGAATAGAGCACTTTATCAAAGTTGCCATATTCTCCATAAACAGCAAAAGTACTATATTGTACATTTCAAAGAACTATTTGCATTGGATGGTAAACCAACAAACTTTACAGATGAAGATGTAGCAAGACGTAACACGATTGCAAATCTTTTGAGTGAGTGGGGCCTTGTTGAACTACGCAACCCAGATCAAACTGCGGATCCAGTAGCTCCATTGAACCAAACAAAAATAATTCCATTTAAGGACAAGGATCAATGGGAGTTAGTACCTAAATATAACATAGGGAAAAAGCGTTGACTTTGTAGCGCAAAAGCCCTATATTATAGATGCGATGCCATGTTGGGTCGCACAACATAGAACTTGCTTGAAAGGAGTTCAACTATGGTAAACAGGCAATTATTTTCTTTTGATTTTAACGATCCTTTTTTCAAACACAGTGTTGGATTTGATAGACTATTCCATCAACTAGATGCAGTGAATAGAAACCATCAACTAGAATCCACTTATCCTCCATACAACATCATCAACACTGGTGATGAAACATTTTCAATAGAACTTGCAGTAGCAGGTTTTTCCAAAGAGGAGATAGATGTTGAAGTTAAGCAAAACGTCATCACTGTACGAGGTGAAAAGAAAGAAACCGAAGAGAAGGAAACCTTTGTTCATAAAGGGATTGGAACCAGAAAGTTCCAAAGAGCATTCACGTTGGCAGACTATGTTGAAGTCGTTGAAGGTGATCTCGTAAATGGAATCCTTGTTCTGAAGTTTGAAAGAAAAGTACCAGAAGCTATGAAGCCAAGAAAGATAGAATTAGGATTGAAAGAACAGAGTCCTAAGGAGAAAGAACTTCTGACTGAGTAGCTTATAAATAGGGGCAGATAAACTTCTGCCCCTAACATAAGGAAAAAAACATGGTAGATATGGTTAAACTAAGAACAACACTGGAAGAAGATGAAGGCAGAGTAGATGCTGTCTATTTGGATCATCTTGGTCTTCCTACGTTTGGTATAGGACATTTAATAACTGAGAGTGATCCTGAGCACAAATATTCAGTTGGAACAGCTGTAGCTCCTGAAAGAGTGTTTGAAGTTTTTGAAGAAGACTTGAAAGTTATTATCAGAGAAGCTGAAGGTATCTTTCCAGGATATTTTGAGTTACCAGAAGAAGTACAACAGATTCTAGCTAACATGATGTTCAATATGGGTGCTACAAGACTCAGTAAATTTGTAAAATTAAGATCAGCTGTTGCTGCTCATGACTGGGAAGAAGCTGCTGTTCAAATGAAAGACTCTAAATGGTACGAACAAGTAACCAAGCGAGCTGATCGTCTGATAGCAAGAATGGAAGCAGTTGCTGACGCATGAGTGATATTTCTCTTGATGCTGTGCAACCAATTGGAGCTATACATCCTAAACTGGAAACAGGTTACTCTCACCAAGAGCAAACTGAGACAGGAACAAATCACATCTACACGGATGTTATAGAAACTGAAACTGGAAAGATAATAGGTGAAAAGGATACTATAGTACAGATCTATGATAGGTTTGGATTATTGTATGCGCCACCAGTAGTTGGTGGTTTAGTTGATTCGTCGGTATGACAGCTATCTAAAAAAGGTATAGGTAAGCCAAGAGTTTCCATACTAAATATTTATATCCATTAACAAGATATAGATAGGAAAGCTAATGTCATTAGGCAAATGGTTTATTGCATTCTGTAACTCTATTGCTATTGCTAGAGAAGCAGAAGCAAGACGAAGAATGAAAATGTACTGGAACGAGAACTATGATAAAAAGATTACTCAGTAAACTAATACCACAGCATGGCGATCTAGCCAAGCATCGAAAATACACAACAAAGTATCAAGATTTGTGTATGTAAAGTAGGGGGCTCCAAGCCCCCTTTTTTGTTATGGGCTGATAAATATATGTGTTGACTTTTATCAGTAAATGAGAGATACTACTAAGATGAAATTCTATACTGGCGCTTGGCTTTACAAGTCTAAAATACTCGTTGTGGGCTACGACAATGGACAAAGGTTCATTGACACCATACGGTATAAACCATACATGTTCGTTGAATCTAAAAACGGTAACACCGGATGGAAGACCATCAAAGGTAAACCTGTTGAGAGAATGGACTTTCCCAACATACATGAGAAGAGAGAGTTCTATAAGAGCTACAACAAGGTCTCTGGTTTCAACTTATATGGATTAACAAACGATCTATACACCTATCTCAACGATGCTTGGGAAGGTGAGCAAATAGACTATGATGTTAGTCTAATCAAAGCTCTTAACATTGATATTGAGGTTGCAGCTGATGAAGGGTTTCCTTCTATCGAGGAGGCAACTAAACCTGTGACTGCTGTCACTATGAAGATGATCAATGATGATAAGATATATGTGCTTGGTTGTGGTGAGTATGAAAACAATAACGAGAATGTTGTATATGTAAAGTGTGAGACTGAAGCTCATCTACTTAGAAAGTTTATAGACATTTGGAAGGCTTTGGATCCTGATGTTGTAACTGGATGGAACGTAGAGATGTTTGACGTTCCGTATATGGTTAACAGGATTACAAACATACTTGGGTTTGATGATGCACAAGAGATGAGTCCTTTTGGTATCATAAACGATAGAAGATTTGTTGTAAGTAGAACTGATGGTACAGAAGCTGTAAGACCTGATATCATTGGTGTTACTATTCTTGACTACTTGGTTATGTATCGTAAGTTTACATATGTACAACAAGAGTCATATAGATTGGATAACATAGCTTCTGTTGAGCTTGGTGAGAAGAAGTTAGATTACAGTGAGTATGATGGCTTACTTGGTTTGTATAAGAACAACTATCAGAAGTTTATTGACTATAATATCAAAGATGTTGAACTTGTTGACAAGCTAGAAAATAAACTTGGATTACTTGAACTAGTATATGCTATCGCATACGATGGTAAGGTTAACTATGTTGATGCATACACATCTGTTCGTATGTGGGATATCATTATCCATAATCATTTGTGGCGTAAGAAGATTGTTATTCCTCAACTAGATGTTAGAGATAAAGAACGAAGAGTTGATGGTGCATATGTTAAAGATCCACAGACTGGTATGCATAAGTGGATAGTTTCATTTGACTTGAATAGTTTGTATCCTCATCTGATTATGCAGTATAACATTGGACCTGATACATTCCATGAGACTAAGCTACCTGTCTCTGTACAAGAGATTATAGATGGTCAATTAGACAATCATAGACATTATCTTGAAGAACATAATCTATCTTGTACTGGTTCTGGTGCAATGTATTCAAAAGATAAAAGAAGTTTCTTGGCTACTCTTATGGATAAGATGTATTCTGACCGAGTTGTATTTAAGAATAAGATGAACGAGTATAAGCAGAAGCAAGAAGATACTGGTGAAGACTATTCTGCAGAGATTGCTAAAGCTCACAACATGCAGATGGCTAAAAAGATTCAGCTTAACAGTGCTTATGGTGCTTTGGGTAACAACTACTTTAGATGGTTTGATGTAAGATATGCAGAGTCGATAACTCTATCTGGTCAGTTGTCTATTCGTTGGATGCAGAAGCATATCAATGAGTATCTAAACAAGACACTAAAGACAGATAATATAGACTATGTGATTGCTTGTGATACTGACTCTATGTACTTGACTCTTGATAAGATGGTAGAGAAAGTATTTGAAGGCAAGGATCCAAAACAATCAGAGATCATTGACTGGATGGATAAGGTTGCTGAACAAGTCTTTGAACCATTCATTGATAAGTGTTATCAACAACTAGCTGACCTCACAAATGCATATGAACAGAAGATGTTCATGAAGAGAGAAGCTCTTGCTGATAAAGGTATATGGACTGCTAAGAAAAGATATGCATTGCATGTCCATGATATGGAAGGTGTTAGGTTTAAGAAACCATACATGAAGATCCAAGGCATGGAGACTCAAAGGTCTTCTGTACCACAGATCTGTAGAGATAAGATGAAAGCTGCAATGCAGTTAATTATGACACAAGACGAGAGTGCTCTTGTAGAGTTTGTTGAAGACTTTAGAAAAGAGTTCAAGTCTAAGCCATTTGAGGATATTGCTTTTCCTAGAGGTGTTCGTGGAATAGATAAATATAAAAATAGTGTAACCCTTTATAATAAAGGAACACCAATACACGTACGAGGCGCCCTTGTATACAATTATCTACTCGAGCATCATGGTCTTGGTAATATATACAATCCTATATATGATGGTGACAAGATCAAATTTTGTTATCTAAAGGTACCAAATCCAGGAAGAGAGAATGTGATTGCGGTATCAACAGGTCTCCCAGAAAAGTTTAACATGGAACGATACATTGACTTTGATACTCAGTTTGAGAAGTCATTCCTTGAACCAATGAGAACTGTCTGTGGTGCTATACAATGGAAGATGGAAAAAGGGCAAGCAACGTTGGAGGATTTTTTCTAATGGCAGTAAAACCAACCATGGACTTTGACTTTGGGTTCACAGCAATGGATGCTGATGAGCTTGATGCGGTCCAATCAGTAAAACAAGAGGCAGCAGTTTCTTCAAAAGAAGCGTTGTCTTTACAAGAGAAATGTGATACACTGTATAATATGATTCAGCCACTGCTGAACAACTTACAGAAGAACCCTGAGAAAGACTATATCTATTGGCCCAACCGAATGGAAAAGGTTGAGGCATTTGGAGATAGTTTGACTGCAGTTTATAAAGGATGATTGAATGAGTGACTTTTTTCGTAATCTAGCTGAAGACCTTAAAGATGAGGACACTAGTATTGCTGCAGACGGTATGGGTTCTGCAGAGTATACTGGTACTGTTGATACAGGATCATATATCTTGAATGCTGTAATGTCTGGTAGCATTTACGGAGGAGTACCTAATAATAAGATAACAGCTTTTGCTGGAGAAACTACTACTGGTAAGACTTTCTTTGCATTAGCTGTTGTAAAGCAATTTTTGATAGACAATCCTACTGGAGGTGTTGTCTACTATGATACTGAAGCTGCTGTCACTAAAGAGATGATGGAGAGTAGAGGTATTGATACACAAAGAATTATACTTAGTGAACCACAATCTATCCAGCAGTTTAGAACTCATGCTGTTAAAGTATTAGATGAGTATGAGAAGACTGCTGAAGGTAAACGACCTCCTATGATGATGGTTCTAGATTCCCTTGGCATACTCTCCTCAGAGAAAGAACTTGCTGACACTGCAGCAGGTAATGATACGAGAGATATGACTAAAGCTCAATTGATTCGAGGTACATTTAGAGTGTTGACTTTAAAGTTAGCTAAGCTGAAAGTACCTATGATAGTTACCAACCATGTCTATGAAGTAATTGGAAGTTACATTCCAATGACAGAGATGGGTGGTGGTAGTGGACTAAAATATGCTGCTAGTACTATTGCATTCTTATCTAAGAAGAAAGAACGTGATGGTAAAGATATTATTGGTAGTATCATAAAAGTCAAAATGTTTAAATCTAGATTGAGCAAGGAGAACCAAGAAGTTGAATGCTTACTTAACTATGACAAAGGCCTTGATAAGTACTATGGTCTTACAGAACTGGCTGTACAAGCTGGTGCCTGGACTACTTCAGCTAATAGAGTTGAAACCGCACAGGGTAAAGTATACCCTAAAGCTATCTTAAAAGAACCTGAGAAGTATTTTACACAAGATGTGTTAGATGCTGTTGAAGGATATGTAAAGAATAAGTTTAGCTATGGCGGAGAAGTAGATGATAGAGAAGACGATACTGAACAGTCTGATTCAGAATGAGGATTATGTACGTAAGGTAATACCTTATCTTAAAGGTGATTACTTTCATGATCACGCAGATAAAACTGTCTATAATATTATATGTGAGTACTTTGATAAGTATAATAAACCACCTACAGTGGAAGCGATTAATGTTGAGCTGAGTAATAAGTCTAACTTATCGGAACAACAATACACTGCCGCTACTGAGTTGGTGCAAGGTTTTGAAGCAAACGATAATGATGAAGGATGGTTACTAGATGAGACAGAGAAGTTCTGCCAAGACAAAGCAGTATACAATGCCATTATGGAGTCAATTTCTATCATTGATGGCAAGACTGACAAGGGGAGGGGAGCACTCCCTACTATTTTATCTGATGCTCTTAGCGTTAGCTTTGACCCACATATCGGGCATGACTTCATAGATGATGCTGAGCAAAGATGGGAGTTCTATCATACTGAAGAAGTAAAGATAAAATTTGATCTTGAGTTAATGAATAAGATCACTAAGGGTGGTTTGTCTAAGAAGACCTTGAATATATGTCTTGCTGGTACTGGTGTTGGTAAGAGTATGTTTATGTGTCATTGTGCTGCTGCTAATCTTAGAGATCAAAAGAATGTGTTGTATATCACATTGGAGATGGCTGAAGAAAGAATTGCTGAACGTATTGATGCTAACATGATGAGTAGTACAATTGATGAAGTAAGAGGATACGAGAAAGAGGAATATGATAAGAAGATAAAGCGTATTGAGAATAATTATAAAGGTAAGATTGTTATCAAGGAGTATCCTACTACTGGAGCTGGATCTAATCACTTTAGATACTTGTTGCAGGAACTCAAGGTAAAGAAGAACTTTATACCTGATATCATCTATATTGATTATTTGAATATATGCATGTCTGCGAGGATTAAATATGGAGCAGGAGTCAATTCGTACACGTACATTAAAGCAATTGCAGAAGAGTTACGAGGCCTCGCTGTGGAATATGACGTGCCAATCGTCTCAGCGACACAAACCACAAGATCGGGCTACACGTCTAGTGACTTGGGGCTTGAAGACACCTCAGAGAGCTTCGGTCTTCCGGCCACTGCTGACTTTATGTTTGCGATTATTAGCACAGAAGAACTAGAGAACTTAAACCAGTTACTTGTTAAACAGTTAAAGAACAGATACAGTGATCCAGGTATGGATAAGAGATTTGTTCTAGGAGTTGATAGAGCAAAGATGACTCTATACGACACTGAGCAAAGTGCTCAGGATGATATCTTAGATGATGCTATCTTTGATGAGACACCAACTGGACAGGCAATGATTGACAAGTTTAAGGAGTTCGTATAGTGGCAAAATATTCAGTAAGAAAGCAAAACGGTCTGTACTCTGTATTTGAAATGAAAACAAAACAAGTTATACAGAAGTTTGACTATAGAAGTGAAGCTAACATATTAGCTAGATTTTTAGAGCAAGGTGGGGGATTTGCAGGAGAAACACCACGTTTTTTTGTTGAAAACGTGGCGACATTGTCTGATGAGGCAGCTAAATAGATATATCAACATTTGTTAGTTTCGACGTGGGGGCGGCGTAACTAGAGGCAAGCGTGTAGTCAGGCTACATAGAAGGAAATGATTGGGATGTCCGAAGGGACCTGTGGGGTTCAGCCAATCCATTGTTGATAACTGCGAAGGCCCATTGGTTTATTAACACAATGGGCCTTTTTTATTAACTGAATTTTCTGGGGACTTGGGAGAACGCATAAATAATTCTCATCGGTTAGAGGTTGATATTATAAAGATATTTAGTCCTGATAATGAGTAGGAGTGATAAAAAAAATGGATTTATATCCTGAATCACAAGATTTTTTAGATGGATACGCTTACACTAAAAAACACAAAGTTTCAGAAGCATATGTACAATTCTTCTTGGAGACATATAAAGTGACCGGTAATTCCAAATATAGTAAGAACAATGCAATAAGGTTGGCTACACAGGAGGTAGACACTCATGCATACAATTTGGAATTAATATGACTGTTAGTCTACAAGATGTCATCTTTGACAAAATGTGCGTTCTTGAAAATGCATTTAGTAGACAAGAGCATCTTGATGCAAACAAAAGAGACACTATACTAGATCACCTATCATGGTTGAATAGAATGAACATAGCTCTAAGACCTAGAGACAGAGAGATATTACAATTTTGCATAAATGCTTTTGAGGATAAGACAGAATGGAAGTAGTGAGGGTTGTACAGAGAACTGATATTGATAGAATAAGAGAAGAGTACGAAAAGATAAAAGACATTGTTCCATGGGAGAATGGACAGACGTCTATCAATTACAGAGATAAAGAAGGTGAAGATAAGCATCTTGGTGGATGTGGATGGCATAAGGAATATTTTACTAGAGGACATGTTTTCCAAAAGGATTATATGTTGTATAATGAAGAATATCATAATACACTAATCAAAGGTATACTTACACAATACCAATGTTACAGATCAAGATTCTTAACTAGAAAGAGTGGTACTTGTTACCAATGGCACAATGATAATGACTTTAGATTACACATACCAATATACAGCGATCCAGGTAATTTCTTTGCCTTTGAACACGGTCTTGAAAGACTTGAGCCAGGATATGTGTATTTGGTAAATACAACGAGGAAGCATTCCTTTTTCAATGGAAGTAAAACTGACAGAATTCACATTGTAGGAAACATCGAATATGGCTTTAGAGGCGCAGAAAAAACTTCTAACTGGTAAGTTATCAGCTTTACAAAAAGACTTAGGATTTGCAAAGTTTGTTGCTGGTCCAAGTAGAGAACCTGTTATTCAAGGCAATAGAGTATTTGTATACACTGAAGGCTCTGGTAATGTAATCAAATCCACATTAGATCAAATCATAGAACAAACAGATGCATTGTATAAAAGACCCAGTGGAGTATCAAGTAAAGGTACCGCAGTGTGGACAGAAGGTGATTATGCAGGACTAGAGCTTGCTGTAAAACCATACAAAGATAAGTCTCTCAACACTGATGAGCAAGAAACACTACAAGGCATATACATAGCAACTAAGTTTAACAATCCAAGTACAAATTATTCCATTGAGGATCTTAGAAAGTTTGGAGATCCAAAAGTAATGAGTAAGTACAGCATTGATGATCTGTTTATGAAAGCTAAGAAGATGTGGACAGACTCATCAATGAGAGTTGGAGACTTTGCATACTCAATAGGTAAAGTCAAAGGTGACTTTATTGTACATCAAAGATCCAATAGTAAGTTTGTTACAAACATCAGTAAAGCTGCTAACATGTTGATCAGAGAAGCTGGATATAGAATGGGTCTTGATAAATGGAATCCAGCAGATATTTGGTTAGTTAATCCAGCACTTCAAAATACAAACTTCAACCAGTTTAAAAGTATCATTGAACTCAACAAATGGATCTTAACTCACTATAACGAAGGTAAGCTGATACCAGTATCACTCAAGATGACAGGAAAGACTGTAAAGTTGGATATCAAGAATCCTAATACTATTGATAAGATGTTTGACTATAATGGATATGATGTTGGTAAAAAAGGATATGTTGAAGCATTGAACGGTACTATCTTTTGGGATGGAGGTTCAATGATTATAAGAAACTTTGGTAGACCAGAAAGT